CTTCGATCAATTAAGTGGAGATAATGTCATCAAGCTTCAGCGGATTTCCAGGCGAAACTCCTCCCTTGTGGGGGAGCCAAGTGCCTAGCGAGTTGAAAGCGGTGACTGAGAGAGTTGGAACGCTGCCATTTGTGGCATCGTTTGCAAAGAGTCTCACTCGTTCTGAGTGGGCTCTAGGTCTTTTCCTCCTCTGTGTGATTTGCAATAGTCTGGCCTGTAGTGCATTAATGCTCGACTACGTCATTCGTGCAGCTCACAAGAGGTGTGGCAAGGCCGTCCGACAGAGAGTTAAAAGCGTGGTCAATTTCTGCCGGGACGCTTTCATTGCCCTGTGCTATCTGCCTATCGCCCCTGCATTGTGGGCGAGACGTAGATTAAGCGCTTGGTCGTGTGAGCCAACCCTGGCACCTTTCATCCCAATTCAGATAACGAGGGGTGGAATAGTAAAGGAGATGGCCAACCCACATAGTCAGTGGGTCGAGGCTGCACTACCCAAGCATATGTGTGTGCTGAGAGATCTAGCACATAATCCACGTAGTTTGATTAGTTTAGTCAGGTTGCCTAACGGCACGCTAGCATTGGTGACTACAGTGCACTCCCTGAAGCAAGCCATGTTGCAGAGTGGGAAGTTCTGCATGAGCAGGGGAGGGCTGTGCTCTCCCCCTATCAAGCCAGAGTACCTGTGCACAGTGCCCATCGCAGATCAAGCTTTCCTCAAGTTTAACAATGACTTGGGGGCAGCTCTGGGATTAAGGGCGGTCGCCATTAGCGAGTTCGCTGTGGGGGCCCCTGTGACCTTGTACAGCTTCCCTCGAGTGGACAAGGGCGAGTTCCTAATGAGCAAGTCTATGGCGGGAACCAAGCATGGGCTGTTCCTTGAGTATGGGGCTTCCACGCGTGAAGGGTCGTGTGGAGGCGTCATCATGCAAGGAAACAGGGCAGTTGGTATCCACATTGCTGGGTCCGTTACGGAATCTGGCGATGTGGTCAATATCGGCTCCTTGTTTGTCCAAGCTAGGTTTCCTTCGTCGGCGGCTCTGAGGGAGTCGTCCATGTCTTCCTATGACAGCCAGGGGGATAGGATGTCTAGAGTTTCCAGTATGGATCAGTATGATGGTGAGCTCAGGGTGTTCAATTACCGTGATGGTGAAGTGGAAAGCGAAAGAGTGATTAAAATCAACGGACGCGAGTACACTTCTGAACAGCTTGAGTTTGAGCTGCAGGTTGACCCTAATGTTAGAGATCAGTACCTTGAGGCAGAGCGAGTGGACCGATTAGCGCGTTCACTCGATGAGAGCGAAGTAGAGATGACAGCCTACGGATGGCAAGTGCGTTCTTTCATGAAGGAGGCACTGCCGGGTTTTCAGACGGAACCCCTAGCTCCGGGGGTTCTGGCTCAGCCAGGAGCTTTAGCATTGGTGGAAGGGCTGTTAGCGAAGCCCACCAAACTGATTCCAGAGATAAAGCAAGAGGAAGCCCTCTTGCTAGTGGTGAGAGAGTCCTTGGAACTGAGGAAGAGTCTCGTGTTCGTTGCCAATCAAATGGCGAAGGACCGGGAATTGTACGTCCACATGTACGATCTGTGCAAAGCTGTGGACAAGCAACTCCTCCCAGAGTCGAAGAAGCGAAAACAAGAGACGGAGAGAGAGGAGGTAGCGTCGGTATGCAACACAGAAACAGCCAAACAGCAACCGGAACCACCACTAGTAGCGAAAGCGAAAACGGTGGTGAAGGAGGCAGTAGCCGAGTCTGTGCTGGAGCCACCGACACCTCCCCCGATTTCACTATTTCGTGTGGACGTTCCTATGGCACCCTTGAGGACGTCATCAGTGCTTCCTTCTCAAGGTGGCAAGAAAGGAAAGAAGAAGAAG